GTTCTTCATGATTACGTTAGTAGGGGTTATATCAATAGCCCTTAAAAACAATTGTAATTCTTCGTGTGTGTGTTCAGATATTTGATTATCAAACGGTATGTGTTGTGTTGGTTCTCCGCAGCTCATTCTTTACCTTCCTTTTTTAATTGTTTATAAACATGTTTTACCCACTCTATAGTGCAATGCCTAGCCTGCCCCTCTAGTGTAGACCTGTAACCGTTGTAAAAATAATTAGCGTTTAATTTCATAATTTAATAATTCTTTAACAATTCTTTCTACAGGTATTGCATACCCGTCAGTTACTCCGCCCCTGTCCCCTACATTTTCTTTTAAACATGCTTTAACAAAGTTAGGTTTAGTTTCCCACTTGCTTAAAATATCTTTTAAAATAGGTGTTGGAACAAGCAAACTAAAAATGTGTTCCTTGGATTCGTTGTCTTTAAATGCCTGTAACCACCATTCAGACTCTGTTACTTTTATTCCTGTAGGTTTGTTTCTTGATTTGTCAAATATTTCAATAAATAAGTTTTTAGTTTTTTGCCATATAGTGTGTTCAGTTTTTACTTCAACTCTGTTTTTGTTGTCGTAAAATAAATCTTTAAAATATTTTTCAGTCTCCTGCCCGAACTCTAAGTCAATGTCAAATCTATTATCGTTATTTAAAGTTTGCATGTTTTGCTCCCATGTAAATTATATAAGCTACCCAAACGAGTATGCCTATCCAAAAAACTAGCCGAGGGAGAGAATTATTATTTTTTTTTCTTGGCTTTGCCCGTTTAAATTTTTTTTGTTTCATAATACCTTTATAAATTTGGGGCTGTTGAAAACTGCAACAGCCATGCCACAAAAACACAGCCCCAAATGATAGCTAACTAGCTAGGTGCTTTCTCAAGCAAGCGTGTTAAGCTAGGAATCATAACTAGTTAGCTAGTTATTTTCTTGTTTGCTATAAGCCCCCCTACCCCCCATGGAGTAAGTTGGCGTTTGCTATTGAGTATACCCGCTCTTTGTTGGCTTGTTTAAAACAAAGATTAATAATTATTCTATAAGCTTGGGCTATTATTTTACAGATACTCTACCGTCCCTGCCCAATTTATTGAAGCTTATCGCAAAATAGTTGTACGACATAATCGCTGTTGGTCGAAGTGTTGGTCTTGTCAAAGGAAGCTCAACACGATATATTAATACTAAACATATTTAATTTCTATGTCAAGCCAAAAAGAAAAGAAAACAACACTAGAAAGACAAAAAGAGTTTCTTATAGCTTACGCTAAGAAGGGAACTATAAACGGAGCTTGCAATGAATCAGACATTCACAGAAACACGGTAAGACATTGGAGAGAAACAAACATTGTTTTTAAAGAAGAATTTGAAACAGCAAGAACACAATTCGTAGAACAATTAGAAGGAGTTGCTCACAGCTTAGTTTTTGAAATGGCAAAAAATAAAGATTACAAAGCTAACCCTACTTTGCTTCTAGCATTACTAAACGCTAACGCCCCTGATAAATACAGAAGATTTGATACAGGTGCAGGAGACCCTGCTAAAGAAGTTATGCAAGAGTTTAGACAGCAACTTAAAGAAGCAAGCAAAGAAAAAAAACAAAAATCTCAATCTCATTCTTTGGAAAGCGAAGTAGAAAATTTGTTAAAGGACAAGGGCATTGCTACAGACACAGAATAACAGCGTAACAAAAATAAGAGAATTTATTTGGAACAAAGTAGGGTTCAAACCTACAGAGTTACAGAAACCTATTTTATATTCTGACAAACGATATATCCTTGTAGCAGGTGGAGAGCAGGCAGGCAAAAGCATGATAGCAAGTAAATACTTACTGTCAAGAATATTTGACACTGAAGGAGCAGGACTATATTGGTTAGTAGCTGCTGATTACAACAGAACAAGAGCTGAATACGAATACTTAGTACAGGACTTTGCAACTCTTGGAGTTTTAAAGAAAGCTTCAAAAAGAGTAGACCCTGCAAGAATAGAACTTGCAGACGGAACTATTATAGAAACTAAATCTGCTAAAGACCCTCGTACTTTAGCTATGACAGCTCCAAACGGAATTATAGGGTGCGAGGCAAGTCAGTTAGATTTAGATACATTTTTTAGACTTAGAGGAAGAACAGCCCCTAAAAAAGGGTGGTTATTTTTATCAGGTACATTTGAAGGGTCACTTGGTTGGTATCCACAGACTTATCTTGCATGGCAACACGGGTCTAGTGACGAACAATCTTATTCTCTCCCTTCTTATTCTAACACCCATTTGTACAAAGGCGGCAAAGATGACCCTGAAATATTAAAGCTTAAAAACGCTTCTTCAGATGATTTCTTTATGGAAAGAATAGAAGGCATACCTTCCCCACCTATAGGACAAGTATTTCCTGAATTTAGAACAGACATTCATCTTAGAGACCTTGAATATGTTGAAGGACACCCTGTTCATATATGGATAGACCATGGCTATGCTTCAGCTTACGCTTGTATGATAGTACAAATATTTGACGACCACGTTCTTGTGATTGACGAAATATATGAACAAGGACTTATTACAGAAGAAATAATAGAAATTGCTAAACACAGACCATGGTGGAAAGATGTGCAATATGGAGTAACAGACATAGCAGGGTATCAACATCAGGCTATGCCTGCCGTAGCTGAAATGTGGTTAGACCAAGCAGGGCTTTACATGTCAGGAGAAAAAATTAGAATTAATGACGGAACTGAAAGATTAAAGTCAGCGTTAAAAATAGACCCTGTTACTAAAGAGCCACGGTTAATTGTTGACCCTAAATGCAAAGGGTTGCTTTCTGAGTTCGGCAGTGCACCAAATCCTTTTGACGGACAAACCAAAGTTTACAAATGGAAAACAGATAGAGACGGAAACATAGTTGGCAATCAACCCGAAGACAAGTATAATCATGGAATAAAAGCGTTAATTTATGGCTTGATAAATCAATTTGGTTATGGTCATATTGAAAATAGAAACACTATTAGAGTTAAAAGGTGGTAAGCAATGGCTCGTAAAAAGAGACTTACAGCTAACAGAATAATAGACATGGTGGAATCGCACCATGAGTCAACAGAACCTTTAAGAAGGCGAATGGAAGAAGACTTTCAACTTTACACTCTTGACCCTTATGACGCAGGAGACGGGTTTCAATCTTACACATCTAACGAACCAAGCACATTTGCTGACAAAGTTATAGATTATTTGGTAGGAAGTGAAATGGTAATTAGAGTACCAAACACTTCTGCTGACCAAGAACAACGTCAGGCAAACAATATGAAAGAAAAATTTATGCTTGGTATAATGAAGTCTGCAAACGAAAGACAAAAAATGGCATTACGCCCTTCAGTTAAAGATGTTCTTTCTTGGCAAATAGCTTTAAGAGGTTGGTTTGCAGGAAGAAGTTTGTTAAGAAAAGATAGTAACGGAAAAACTATTGTAGATATTACGCCATGGGACGCACTTCATACTTATTGGGGAACATCAGATAACGGACTAGAATGGGCATGTTACAGAATTAGAAAATCAAAAACAGATATAGAGCAATCTTATAACGTTAGATTAGACGGAAGCATGCACCCAAATGAAGATTGGATAAACATGTACGATTATTATGACCGCGAAGTAAACATGGTTGTTCTTGAAAATGGAAGAATTATTAAAAAAGCTACGCCTCACGGCTCTCCAAGAGTTCCTGTATTTATATCTCCTGTAGGTTCTACTCCTATGGTACAAGCGTTAAACGAACAAGGAGTAACCATAACCGACACTATTGCTAACATGGGCGAAAGCGTGTTTAAACACAACCGTGAATCTTACGATAATCACAATTACATGATGAGCGTTATGCTAGAACTTACAGCTCGTGCTAGAAAACAAGGAATGAAAATTATATCAAGAGACGGTACTAAAACCTTAGACGAAGACCCTTACAAAGAAGGTACTGAAATATCTTTAGCACAAGGCGAAGACGTACAACCTTTAGGTATGCTAGAAGCAGCTAGAGAAACAGGTGCGTATATGTCAATGATTTCAGGAGAAATGCAAAGAGGAGGATTTCCTCATAGTATTTATGGAGACTTGCCATTTCAATTATCAGGATTTGCAATTAATACATTAAGGCAAGGAATAACAGGAGTAATTCAACCTAGGCTTAGTGCGTTAGAAGAAGCGTTTAAACAGGCTCTTATGTTGATATGCGACCAATATGTAACAGGTGCGTTTGGGGCTATGGAGTTATCAGGACAAGATATGAACAGACAATATTTTAAAGAAGAGATATCTCCTGACATAGTAGCAATAGCAGGAGACATGGAACTTAGTTTAGTAGGACAACTTCCACAAGACGATATGTCGAAGATGAGCATGGCTCAGATAGCAAGAGACGGTCAAACTCCGTTATTGCCTGACATATATATTAGAGATAGAATTTTAGGACTACAAGACACTGACGAAATAGACGCTTCTATTAAAGAACAACAAGGAGAAAGAGTTTTGCCTGAAGCAACTTTACTTGGAATGGTACAAGCTGCTGAAAGAAGAGGCAGAGACGACTTGGCTCAAATTTATTTAGGAGAATTAATGTTTGTGTTACAATCAAAATTAATACAAAGGCAACAGGCAATGCAGGCAATGCAACCACAACAACCACAACAACCACAACAACCGCCGCAACCAAACGGAACTAGAGGCATAGACCCAAGAGTTATGCCTAACGCAATGACAGGAGCACCGCCACCAACACCAACACCACCTCAAGGAATGGTAGCTCCGAACACACCAAGACCAAACGCTAGAAATAACAGATAAGGAGAATTATTATGGCACAAATGACTTATACAATAACAAAAGCAGACGGCACAAAAGAAACAAAAAGCATAGAATACACGGCAAAAACTATGGAAGAAATCTTTGCAGAAGCCGCAAAACTTGCAGACGGAGAAACTTCAGGCAAAAAATTTGAAGACCGACTGTTTACAGTTGCTCGAGACGAAGGAGCTAAAAAAGCTCAATATGATTACATTGTGGCAAACCAAGCCTCACTCGGAGCTGACTCAGCTATAACTGAAGCACAAATGAACTCCGTATTAAATCAGCAAGGACAAAGCAATGCTGCCGCATTGAACGCTTCAAAAATTTCAATCGCTGCAGACGACAAACTAGCGTTTGACAAAATAAACAATCAAGCTTCGGCAATGGGAGGATTACCTGCGTGGCAATGGGAACAATTTTATAGAGACCAAGCAGAAAGACAAACAGAAACACAAAACATAGACAATGCTTTAACTACAGGAAATATGGCTGCTCTTGGCGGAGGAAGTGCTTTAGGAGGCAGTAATAATACTTCGACACTTGCAAACATGGGAATGGGTAATACGGGGAACAACAACGAAATGTCTTTGTTAGACCGAGCTGACGCAGGAAGCGGAAACCCTCCTTATCAGCCAATACAGAATGACGGAACAGGCGGAATAAACCTTGACCCTACAAGTAGAGCGTTACAAGAACTAGCTCCTTATGATGTATTTAGACAATATGTAGCAACTTCTCCGTATTCAACAGGAGCGTTGCAAAGAGCAGCTTTGTCACAGTACAACCCGCTATATACTCAGTTTGTACTAGGAGGCGGAATGGCTAATCAACCTGTTGTAGGCGAAAACCCGTTTTTAACTTTCTTGGGAGAAGACAGGCAAGTAAATCCTTACTCATACGCACAATTAATAAGAAGAGCAGGAGACATAGCAGGAATGACAGGAGACCAATTCCAAGAATCGCCATATATGCAAGACGCAAGGTCTTTAGCATTAAGAGATTTGTTTACAGGAAGCCAAGCAGGGCAATATGAACTAGCGGCTGCTAATTTACCATTTCAACAAATGGTCGGCTCTCCGTTAGCAAGAGGAGCAATAAGCAATACTATTCAAAATATGTATGACAGATTTAGAGCTAACTATCCATTAACAACTGAACAAGGACAACCTGCAAGTTTCTTAAACTATATTAGGTCTAGAAATTTGGGAGGACTTTTTGGAACAACAGCAGACCAATCGCTAGGTTCGCAATTTGGAGTTGGGGGCGGAGGAGCTCCTGCTTTGAACTTGAGAGGAATGGGAAGTGGGAACGTATAAGGAGTAATTATGGCAGAACCATTTATGTCTACTAACACATTTGATATAACAAATCCATTTGCAAACATTTTGGAAGAAATGCCTACAGCCGCTTATTACTCAAGCCCTGCAGGACAAACATTTGCAGGGAGGTCTCCTAAACAAAGAAGTTTTTTTGAAAATCAATTTCAAAATATATACAACGCTTATTTGGGAGCACTTGGTTCTCAATTAAGAGAAGGAGAAGTTCCTACCTTAAAATTTCAAGATTATTTAGAAACTGCAAATCCTTACACAGGAACAGATTTATTTACTTCAAGGTATCAAGGAATGACTCCTACTCAAAGAGGAGACTATTCTTCATACATTGCACCTAGAACAAGGTTTATGTATTACTAATGGTTGAACCTAATTACATACAGGATTTCTTAAGAAGAGCAAGACAGCAAAATCCTATCTTTCCTTCTACAGATATACCTGTCCCTCCTTCTTTGACTGTTCCTCAAGTAATTAGAGATAGAAATATACAATACCCAAGACCTGTTAAGCCACTTGCGGTAAACGAAGATTTATATAACCAACCACCAACACAAGCTTACACGGAACAAGTACCTGCTCCTACTGCTGACCAAAGACTATCAATGATTGCAGCACAAGACCCTAGCACAGGACTTATGAGATTTGGAGCACCTGACAGATTTGTTCCTGATTCGGCTGAGGTAGCGTTAGAAAAACAACGAGCAGACGCACTCCTTCAGGGAACTGCTATGCCTGCTGATTTAAACATTCCTGTAGATTACGACAGGTATAATTTAGATTTTGATTACGACCCTAATAAGTTTACTTCCGATACTGTAACAGAAGCAGAAGTAGACATGGTAGCAAACAAAGCACAAGAAGTTGCCAACAGTTCTTATACAAAAATACAAGCTTTTATAAAAACAGTTGAAGACGCAAAAAAATTACCCAAGGTTCAATTAACCGAGGGAGGCTTTATTCCCAAAGGACAAAACGATTTATACAACTTGCAAAACACAAGTGTAGAAGATTTAAGATTGTACGCTAATAGTATTTTGTATGACGAAAACATTAAGGCAGGAGAGCCTTTAGATAAAATGTCCCAACTAGGAAAAGCTTTGTATGACCAAGAAAACATAAGCGACATGGAAGATGTAAACAGGATTTCAGAAACATTTAAATATAACTCAGGTGTAATAAAAGGATTACTACACCCTACAATAACTCCGTGGGAAAGTTTTGAAATGGGGTATTGGGATTTGGCTTTCTATGCGATATTAGACTTTGCTGCTGCTAAAGTATTAGCAAAAACATACGGCGGAGGAACTGTATCAGCTTTTGGAATAAGTACACCAAAAATAGGAATACAACCTGCAGCGTCAGCTATTGCCAAAACAAATGCTTACCAAGCTGTAACGAATCAAACAACAAAGGTTATAGATAGCGTTATACCGCAAGCAGTTAAATCTGCTTTTGGTTCTGCAATGAACAAAGCAAAAGGATTAAAAGCACCTGCTTTGGAATTTCAAGGAAGTCAGTTTAAATATTGGGCAGGAGGTACTCCTTCTTATCTAGGAACAGAAGCAGCCGTAAAAACACAAACAGACAATCCGTGGTTAATTTATCCTACAAGTATAATAGCCGCAGGTGGAATACCTGCCGCCGTACCTAAAGTAAAAGATATTGCTACTACAGGGTTATTAAAAACAGGCGGGCTAGCAAAAACAGCAGGCAAAACTGTAGGAGAAAGTGCTTGGAGAAATGTATTAAAATTAAAAAAACTTGACGCAGACATAGGAATAACTCCTTCTGTTGACGAAACTCAAGGCTTTACACCGTTTTTTAACAAAGCAGCAAAAGAAACAATAAGCAAAGAAAACAACAAACTAATAACAGGAAACGCTTCTGAAAAAATACAAGCAGAAAAAAATATAAACAAAATATTACAACCTGCTATAAATGATTTAAAAGAAAAAAGTACAGAATTAGGACTTGATGAAGCAATTCAACCAAAACCAAATATGGGATTATACGGAGGGTACGCAGAACATTCTATAGAAATGGTAGTTCCTTCTAATTTAAACGACTTAGACCAAATACTTTTTCTTGCTGCTGACAGAGCAAAAGCTTACAACCAAGACTCAACTTTAATTATACTAGAAGGACTAGACGCTAATTCTGCTTTAGTAAAAAGCACGGCTCGTATGTTTCCTGATTTACTAGGAGGAAAAGAATTTGTAAACTCTCCTATTATGAAAATAGATTTTGACAAAGCATTAACAGCTCAAGAAATAACAAACTTGCAAAAAACCCTTGCAAACCAATCTCCCGTGTCAATAAATAAAATTACAGGAGAAGCTAGTGACAGAATCATTAGTGGGTTAAAATTGTCATCAGATAAGAAAAGTGTTACAATAGCTTTTGTAGATGAATTTCTACCTGAAAACACATCAATAACAAGGGCATTAAATGACTTTAAACAATTCGGAAAGCAACTTGCAACAGACCCCGACGGAGCGGGACTTCCAATCCTTACAAGATTGGGCGGAAGAGTTAAATTCTCTAGCGGCGTTGTCAGGTCGGTTGTCAGAGAAGAATACGACAGCGTCGGCAATCGTTTTCTCAACACCAACAGAGGTAAACAATATCTCAACAGAACCTCTGCAAAACGAACAAAACAACTCTTAGACGACTACGAAGTCGATTACAAATGGTTTGAACCACAGCCTGCGTTTGCAGGAACAGACCCTGTAAATGACCCTTATATTAGAATAGGGCAAGCTTTTAGTGAATCTGCAAAAAACAAAAACGTAATATCTGACGATACTAGTCCTATATTAAAATGGGCTAAAAACTTTGTACACAACCCTCCTCCTACAAAAGACGGACAACCTTCAGGCACACATATTAGCAGAGCATTTGTTCATTTTATGCAAAGAATGTGGGACAACACTTATTTATTAAGAAGAGTTGGAGGACAATGGGGGCAAAAATCTTACGAAGAAATAGAAGATATGATAGTTTCTTTTGGAGGAGTTTCTGCACAAATTAATACTAGAATGAAAAGCGTGTTAAAAGAGCTTTCACAAATAGCTCCTGATTTAGACGTGACTGATTTAGATTTATTAATGCGTATGGAACTTACTCTTAACTTGGCTAGGCAATGGACAAGAATTAACCCGCAAACTATGTTGCCACAAGGTCAAATGAAAAAACTTCCTATTCCTATAGATGAAATATTAGGGAAAAAAACTAACAAGGTAACTTACGGAGACGTTGTAGACAACGTAGAATTAATAAGAGAAGAGCTTGTAAAAAAATACGGAACAACAGCATACAAAAAATTAAAACAACAAGTTAAAGTAATTAACAATGTTTACAGGCATGAAAGAAAAAGACTTTATGAAGAAGGGTTTTTAACCAAAGAACAATATGAAGGATTAAACAGAAATTATCCTGATTATGTTCCGACAAAATTTATAAATCAAATGGCTGATAACGTAAGCGGGAATTGGGCAAACAGAACTGACTATAAAATTGTAAGAGAATTTAACGAGTTCGGGGACAGAGACACTACCATGCCTTTTCTTGAAACTATGCAAATGCAATTAGCAACTAATGAATACAGAATAAAACAAAACAAACTTCTTAAAACTGTTTTGACTTTATTAAACAGTTCTGAATATAAAAAAGTTTACACAGATTCTGCGTTGGCTAAAAAACTTTCTGTTCCTAGAGATTTTATAGCAGTAGAAGAAATAGATATAGGAATGTATAACAAACTGTTTCCCAAAAAAGAAGCTATTGCTTTTTATCACAACGGGAAACCTCAATACTTTAAAGTTTCTAAAGAACTTTATAGTGAATTAATAGGGTTTAAAAACGAACTAGCTATATTTAGAGAAGACTATGTGCCTTCATTAATAAGCGGGTCTAACACCATGTTTAAACTTGCTCACACAGGAAGCGTTGAATTTGCTTCAAAAAATTTAATAATTGACTCTTTGTCTGCAACTATAACTTCTTCTAAAGGAACTATTCCTAGGCTTTTAAGAATAGTCTTTAGAGACGCAATGAACAAGTTAGGTAAGGCAGATTTAGAAAACGAAATATTAAAAGATATTTATGATTTAAGCGGAGCTTCTCAAAAAAGATACACAGAAGATTTAGGACAAGATGTGTTTTTAAAAACCGCACAAGAAAACGGGCTTAACATAAAAGTAGGAGGAGCTTTAGGCGAATTTAAACTTTCTAAACAAGCAATGAAAGACGCAAAGAAAAACGGAGCTACGTTTATTGAGTTTAATAAAAAAGGAGATTTGCTAGATGAAAACGGAAACCCCTTGTTAACTGAATCTGTAAAATACAAATTGTTTGGAGACTTGTATGACAAATACCAAGTTGACCCTAAAACAAAACTTGACGCACTAAAAACCATGAAAGGAGTAAAATTATTTTCTAACGCTCTCAGCAAATACACTTCTGTTTCGGAATACACAGAACAAATAGCAAGAAGAGCGGTGTTTGAATCTGAACTTAAAAAACAAATTAAACTAAACCCTGAACTTAAAAAAGCTTTTGAAATAGCAAAAACTCCGTTGCCAAAAAGTGCTAAACCTAAAATGACAGTTGAAGAAAAAATAACTTTAGCTGCCGCTAAAAGAAATCAGAACAAAGCAATTAGAGAAATTGTAAGAGGCGAAGGAGCTGCTAAAGCAGCTACTCGTTCTGTTCAGGCTACTATAGATTTTAGCAGGGGAGGTCAGTGGATTAAAAAAGCAAACATGTATATACCTTTTTTAAATGCGGCGTTTGAAGCAAGCAAGCTTTCTATAAGAACTTTGTTTACACAAAGGCAAGGCAAGAAAGCAGCTTTTGCAAAAATAGGAGGATTGCTTTCGGCTAAAATAGCTTTGGACGCTTATAACATGTCACACCCTGAATATTGGGATATAGACCCTTCGCAAAGACACACCTCTATTTTCTTTATGTTACCTTCTACAGAACCAAAACAGCCGATAGAAAAAAAAGCAGACGGGACAGATAGATTAAAACCTAACACATTTCAAGTAGTGCCTAGAACTAGAGAGTGGGCTTGGATATTTGGAAGCCACACAAAAATAATGGAAGAGCTTTGGAGAACAGACGACGAAATAGAAGGACAACCATTTTCTGAATTTTTATTTAATGATATTATTCCTGAGATGAGCCCTGTAAATTTTTCAGGAAGAAACTTTTCTTGGGAAGGAACTATAGCAAGGTTTTTTCCTCCGTTGTTAGTCAATCCTGTTGAACAAATTTTTAATAAAAACTTTCACTTTGATACCCCGTTAGTTGACAAAAATGTTCCGACAGAAGAGCAATACAACTCAGGCACTAATCTTACTTACAGGGCAATAGCAAACACATTAAACATTCCTGTTTCTCCTGAAAGATTAAAACACTCTGTAAGAACATTTACAGGAACACTTGGAGAAGAACTTGTCACAGGATTTCCTGATTGGTTAATAGAAAATTACTTTTTAGAATATGTAATAGAACCCGAAGTAATAGAACCTTACAAAACTATACTTGCAATGAAAGACCCTGACAAGCAACAAGCTGTTCTTAGCAATCTTTCTCCTGAAATAAGAGAAAAAGTGTTAATAGAATTAAGAAGAAGAAATGTACGGCTTCCTGTTTTAAATAAGTTTAGCGAAACATTTTATTCAACTGCAAGTGCTAGCGGAGCTGAAAGAGAAATATTTCCTGCTGTTTCAAAAGACTTAGGAATTGATATGGCACAACAAAAAGAATACGACGATTCTATACGGATTCATATAGAAAATGTGCAAAGACAAGGACACGAGTTAGCAGAACAACTTGAAAGCGGAAAGTTAACTCCTGCAGAATATAGAGACCAATACGCAGACTTGTATAAAGCATTTGAAGTTACACAACAAAACAAGTTAACAGAGTTAGGAATAGACTCAAAAGTTTTCCAAACATTAACACAAGAAGAACAAAATGAATATTGGAACAGAGTTAACGAAGCTATGAAAGCAAGAGGGTTAACCGACCCTGCAGAATATTTGTATCAACAATACATGTCTATACGAGTTGACGAAGAAATGATGAGTATAAATGAAGACTTGGCATTTGAAGAATTTTTTGCAAAACGAGACAGCTTTTTAAGTTCGTTAACACCTGAAGAAAAAGAAAGCGTTATTACAAAAAGAAATAGCAGAATAAACAAAGTCAGGTCAGAATACGAAAGAGACAGGGACAAGTTAAGCATTTTATGGGATTGGACTTCGCGGACTTCTATTACAACCGCTTTAGAAACAGGGCAAGAAAAAGCATTTGATAGCAATGTAAAATCAGAAAAAGATTTAACTACAGTTAAACTAACGCCTCAAAGAAGAAAAATATTTGAAGACTATTTAATGTATCTTAATTTAACTAAAACAAACCAAGCTGCTTATTATTCAGAAGATGTTATTAGAGCAATACAAGAAGAGCATGCTAAACAAGGAAAAGAATACAATTCTACTTTGACTAACCAAGGGGGAAGGACTGCTCCTGTTTCGCATTTTAATTGGATTAACAGTGTTAGGGTAATGGAGACTGAAAAAAATTCTTATAAAACTTCATTACTATACAATAACCCTAACTTAGACAACATTTATAGCAAATGGTTTGACAAGCAACCTTTAACTTGGGCACAAGTAAAGCGAAACACAAACATAACTATTCCTTATAATTTTAGAAACAATTTAAATGCAGCAGTACACGAAAGCTCTCAGGAAATAAGAGAGAAATATTATCCCATGGCTTTTCAAAAAGGATTAGATTAAGATTTTAGTAATTGACATACAAGGAAAATAAATGTATTTTAATATAAACAGAGCGTGTTTAAACACACTAAAGGAGAATAAATATGGTAAGTGAAAACACTACACCGCAAGCAGAAGAATCTCAGCCACAAGCTGAGCCTGTTATAACGGACACAACGCCTGAAGGACAGGATTCGTTTAACCCTGCCTTGCCTTTTGTTATGCCAACAGAAACAAATGAAACTCAGGATTCTTCTGAACAAGGAGCGGAAAATGTGCAAGCCCCGCCTGCAGTCCCGCAACAAGAAACAGAAGAAACAAGTGCACAACCTGTGCCAAGTACAGAAACAGAACAGCAATCACAAGACGCTGTTCCTGCTGAGCAAAATGTTCAGCCTCAAGCTACTCCTACCCCTGCAATACAACCTGATTTCGATACAAGAGTAAAGGAATTAGAACAACAGGTTCAAGGATATCAAGCTGAAAAGGCTCAACAAAATTTTGCTCAACAAAAGCAATCAGTACAGACACAGTACGAGCAACAAGGGTACGAACCTGAAGTGGCTGCATTACTAACTCAGCAATGGGAAAGCAATGCTATGCAAATGCAACAAATGCAAACTGCAGCTATTAACAGGGAAAATCTTATGGCACAAATGATGACAGAAGCGTTGTCTTTGTCTAGAGAATACAATGTAGACCCACAACAGTTGCTGAAGTACACAGACCCTGCTCAAATGCGAGAGGCTGCGGTTAGTCAGTCAAAGTTTAACAAATTAGAACAGGAGAACAAAAAGCTCAAAGAGCAATTAGCTCCTGCTCAAAAGTTTGATGACAACGCTGCAAGTCCTACGTCAGAAGATTCTGATGAGTATTGGCAGGAAAGGTATATTCAGGGAGATAATTCTCCCAAAGCATTAGCTGCAGGTCGAAGAGCTGCAGGTTTACAATAATCAGGTGGAAACACCTATTCAACGGTGGAGGAAATAAATGGCTCAAACCGCTACAACAGGTAGTTTAGAGAACGCGAGCAGAACTATAATCGCGGCTGCTAGATATACCGAGGAGCACAATGCTCCCGCTATGGCTTTAATAGAGAAGTTCACACTTCCTAAAGGTTCAAAGCAAGTAACTGTGCCAAAAGTCTCACAAATGACCGTGTCTGACTTAACAGACGGACAGGACATTGTTGACGAAGAAGAGATAGGAATGACAACAGTCAGCCTTACTGCAAGTGAGGTAGGAGCTAAAGTTATTCTTACCGACAAACTTGTTCGTGAACAACAAAACAATGTGTTTACTATTATTGGTAAACAACTTGGAGACGCAATGGCAAGAAAAAAAGATACTGATGTTCACTCATTATATAGTTCATTAAATGGTGGTACTACACTTGGTGCAGCAGCAGCTACAGCAAGTCTAGCTAACATGGCAGGTGCAATAGCATTTGCAAAAGCAAACAAGTTTGGAACAGAAATATATATTCTGCAACACCCAAATACTGTTTTTGATATTGCTAACACAGCAGTAACAGCTTCTTCAACTTACCCTGTACCACATGGTTGGTCTGAAGATTTGCTTGGAAACTTCTTTAGCGGTCTAAGACCTCTTAATGGAGTTCCAATTTTTGAAGACGGAAACTTATCAGTTGACTCAAGTGATGACGCAGTTGGCGTTATTGCTGACAAATCAGCTCTAGCTGTACTACAGTCTGTTGACAGTAGAACAGAGAGACAGAGAGACGCTTCAATGCGTGCAACTGAGGTGGTTATAACTGCGGATTACGGAGTTGCAGAGCTTGATGATTCAAGAGGTGCACCTTTGACTTTTGACGCTTCCGCTCCTTCAACTAGTGCGTAATTAAAAATTAAATAATAAATGGAGGCTTTATGGGTACAGGCATGCCGTCTGCACAACGTAGAGAATTGTTAGAAGAGTTAAATCAATCTAACAGGGAGTTAGGTATGAACAAAGATTATGATTGGCAATTATTAGAAAGTTGGCAAGATAAAGTAACTTTATATCAACACCTCCCTTCTTATACGGTAGAAGGAAAGGTTTGGAAACCCTGCGGGACGAAACACCTTAATCAGGTAGGAGACCCGCAACACCTAGCAAGGAAAGCTAAAGCTCCGCTAGCGTGGTTAATAATGCCATGGGACGGAGTTTGCAAAATGGAATTGCAAGGTAAAGAGTGTGCTTGTAAAAAAGCAGGCTTTAATGAAGATAAAGACAAAGTTACTCAGGGGAAAACTGAAGTTAAGGTGGAAACGCCTAAACAAAAAGCTACTCCTGAATAACTTGTTTTAGTATAAGTGTAATCTTTGACCGAGCTTATACGGTTTTTTAACAATCGGTTGAAGGCGGGGTGTATAAGATACCCGAATTAAATAAAGGAAGGAAGTGTAATGGCTTTTTCAAACGTAATAAACGGAGTATATGGACAGGAGAAAGAAGAGACTTCAAGTCAGAAACTTGAACTCGGAACTCGAATGGTATTTCGTGACGGAAGAGAATACAGATATGCCCACAATGGTGGAACAGCAATCGGAGAAGGATTAATTGTAGCAGCAGAAGCTTTAGTTGCACATCATGGTTCAGACGGAGACTTGGCAGTTGCAACAACTGCAGCAGGTTCAAGAACTATTGATGTAACAGTTGAAGGTACAGCAGCAGCAAAAAATCTTTACAAAGAAGGTTACCTATGGTTTAACTTAGCAGCTACATCAGTACATGAGCTTTACAAGATTAAAGAACATGATGCTTTTGGAAGTGGCGGGTCAGCTACAGTAACAATAGAAGATGAAGCAGGCTTACATCAAGCAGTTACTAACGGAACTGACACAGTAGGACTAATGAAAAATCCTTATGACAATATAATCGTAGCTACAGCAGCAGTTGCTGAAAGACCTGTTGGTGTAACAGTAAATGCTTTTACTGCTGACTATTATGGTTGGGTTCAAACTAGAGGAATATCTGTTATAAAAATAGATGGAACTCCTGCAATAGGAAGTCCTATTGGAACTAGCTCTAACCACGCAGGTCAAGGTTTAGTAGTCGGAGCAGATACCACAGGCGGTGTCGCAAGAGTACATAGCTTGGCAGGTATTGACAACGAGTATGCAGTAGTTGTACTGCAAAACTTGGACTAAGTATGCAATTCGTAGGCTCAGAAACTTACGACAGAAGATTAATATTACCTGCAGGCGTTCTTCTTATAGGAGAGTTACCTGCAGGTAATACTTTAAGCTCGCTTTCTTTTAGTTTTTACGATTCAGTTACAGAGCGTAGGTCAGTAATTCACAACATTCCTTACACTCCTAATGACCCTTATTCTCACAACGGAATTGAGACTATGATAGGAGAAGCTCACGAAACATGGCTTAAAAATGTAAGAGAACAAGGCAAAAAGAAACCTAAAATGACTGTAGAACAAAGAAAAGAATTTGGTAAAATACTAGAAGAAATAAGAGTAAACAAAAGCAAACGAAAAGAAAGTACAAATAATAAAATTTATTACGAGGGAACAAATAATGGAAGACAACAAAATCGTAGACAGTTTAGACGCAGTACTAGACTCTCCTGAAAACACTCAGGAAGTAATAGACGATAGAGTTTTAATAAAGCAGGAAGATATAACTGCAGTATTAAACGAAAATGAATTAATGAGAATAAAGGTAACTAATACAGCTTTGCAAAGAACAGTAAGAGAACTAGCTATTGAAATTTCAAGGCTTAGAGGTATACTTAAAATGCAAGGCGAAAATATTAACAAACCTAAAACAAAGGAGAAATCAAATGCCACCAATGGGTAAAGGTACATACGGAAGTAAAAGAGGAAGACCACCTAAAAAAGGTAAGAAGATGATGAAGAAAACCATGAGAAGAAAAAAGAAATAATTATGGCAAGAGACCCTAGGTTAAAAAGAGCAGGGGTTTCAGGGTTTAATAAACCTAAACGAACTCCTAGTCATAAAACTAAATCTCATGTAGTAGTTGCTAAAGAAGGAGACAAAATAAAGACTATCAGATTTGGACAACAAGGTGTTAGTGGTGCAGGGAAAAATCCTAAATCAGCTAAAGACAAA